GCAGGGGAACCGGATGGCCGGTCTTGCTGACTTGGGTGAAGATCTTCTTAAGCTGGCCGAGACCGGCATTCATGACGGCTCATCGTCATGTGCTGGACTGATGAAGGAGTTGTGCCGCAGAACCGGCTGAATAGAGGCTTGTTATCTCTCACAGTGATGCCGATAAATGGGGTTATCGGCATCGACCGTCAAGAATGAGGCTGCAATCATGAGCAGTCTTTAACCATTCATTTTACGTCCCAGCTCAGCCATCTTGGCCTTGGCTCTTTCTTTCTCTGCCGCAACTTGCTCATTGACCTCGTCCTTTGAGTAGAGGGCATCATCCGGATATACCGTTTGTGTTTCTTTGTTATCAGTAAACCAAGCACACACACAATGCCCATCGTAGTTACGACCAGTAACCGTCATCATCGGGCCGCCACTTTTTAAACGAACAATGTCACCAACAACGAATCTAGACATAAGACTTTCCATCCAAAGAAAAAGAGCGGAGTGCTCTATGTCTCATATGGAGGCGTCAGTTCAGATTTCAATCCCTTATTGATTGCATTTCAATTATTTAAGTTCTGGCACTGTGCGAGCAGCTCTTCGAGCGTATAGTTTGGCAGTGCATCACTGCGCAATTTAGCGCGGGCACGTTCCACATCTTCAAACGCCGCAGTCAGCAGCGCCGGATCGCCATCTTCAAGAGCTGCCTGCAGATAGGAAACCATATCGGCCTCAGTGGCCAAGCAGTCAGCCGCATCAAAACGGCTCCATTGCTCAGGTTTCTTCATTCTGTCCTCCTGCACCCGTCATTGCGCATAATGCGACGTTTTGTTAAATCCCCATCTGAAACCTGCCGATAAGCCAACCCACGCAATTTTGCTGGTTTATCAGGTATTTACTTGGATGGAACGAGAGTTGACCAAAAACTTCATTTTTCGTTGGTTTGAGTGCGGTTTATCAATTGAAGAGACGGCCAATCTTTGTTTTGTTTCTGTGAGGCAGGTCACATATTGGGATAAGGGCAAAGAGATCCCACCTGCTTATAAACGGCTTATGCGTATGGCTTCGGGTAGGGAGTTGCCTACTATCTGGAAGGAATGGGAAGGCTGGCGGATGAAGAATGATTGCCTTGTATCACCAACAGGAGTCACTTACGACAGGCGAAGGCTGGAGGCGATAGCTATCATCCAAGCGGAGAGATCCGAACGGCAGATGGCTGCCTTCTACTGGAGAAAAAAATTAGGCGTTAACTAAACAGGGAAGGGGGCAAAAGCCCCCTTTCTTAACTGGTATGACAGGCTTCGCAGCAGTAATAGCAACCATCAGCCTTAGGATATAGTTCCTTTGCTGCTGCCACAGCTGAAGAGCAGTCATCGTGCCAGCCGAGACTAGCTAGGTTAGCGGCAGGATCACTAACTTTGTTCAGCTGGGTACAGCTGGCAACATGCACTTCATGATCCCCGTTGTTCTGGGGATTTTTGTTCACATAGTAGAAAAGTAGCACTAAGACCTCCTTATCATCAAAGAAGTCAACAGTATACCTTGGATGTGTTGCTAGTAGAATTCCCCCCGTATTACTATACGGGGGGCCACAGTTACACTCATGAGCTATATATGGAAATTTATTATAAATACACAAAATACTTTGGGTTGGAATCAATTAAAAATCTTTATTTGAGACTATCTACACCAGCGACATTAAATGACCCATTTGAGGCACAGCTTAATGGTTCAGTTAAAAACAATATACTAGAGTCTTTGGAAAAAGACCTTATTTCAAGACCGACGTTCAATTCTAATTTGGATTTAGTGAGAAGGATCGCATCAAACAGCACAACTCATCATATCAATCAGTTTGGTATAGTGGCCTTAAGTGAAACGCCAAGAAATTTGTTAATGTGGGCCCATTATGCAAATGAGCATAAAGGTTTATGCATAGGATTGAAACCAGATTTATTCAAAAAAGAAGCCAATATCAACACAACCATAGAAAGTTATACTCCTATCAAGGTTAACTATGACTCACATCGCCCAGCCGTAACTAGTAACTGGATAATGAATGGCTACGCGGCAAGAGACCACTATATAAGACAACAGCTAATAACAAAGAGTAACGATTGGATGTACGAGAAAGAACACAGATGCATAATAGCTACAAGAACGGCTGACCGATTTAAACTACTCAATGGATACGCTGATATGAGCGACATTAATGAATTGATAGAGCACTATGAGCTTGTAGAGGTTGATGATTTGACTTATGAAGGCAATAGCGAAGGCATGATGGATCTTTCCGTAATATACTCAAATAACAAAGATGGTGTTTTCCTTAAAAAAGTAGATACATCAAAAATTGACTCAATATACATTGGCTGTAAGTTTGATACAAATCAAAAAAATGAATTAATTCAAGAAGTAAAAAATAGCGAGAGCAAATTAAGTCACGTGAAAATATATGAATGCATGTTGAGCAAAAGCCATTTTGAATTACAAATAGAACTATTGCACTCACCATCCATGTAGATGTCAAACTGTAATCAATATTTCCTTTCATTGCTTGCCAGCAAACCTCTCAATATAGGACTACCAGACCACGGCGCTATTGAGTGATGGGGCTGGGAAGGGGGTGATCCAGTCTCTTGGGTAGATGGGCGGCTTTATGCCGCCTATCAAGCTCTATCGAACCTTGCTATAGATTAGCAATATAAGACTGACACATACCAAGAAGCCCCACATCGCAGCGCTGTAAACTGTATTGGTCGCATCCATAACGCTTTCCAATATTGCTCGGTGCTGCTCTAAGGTAATTGGCCCAGAAAGTAAAACACTCTCTTTCTCTGATATATGACCAAATGGTAAAGAAGCCAGACCGAGCCAGACATAATAGCCAAGGCCAACAATTACAATAGAAGACCATCGTATGATGGTTTTAACTTTACTTGATAGCATCAGATACCCCACCTAATACGCCACCAACTGAACCACCTGAATAAGGTGATAGCTTACCTATAGCTGATGCAACCTCAGCCAAGGTACTCAGGAAAGAATCATCATGTGCAGGAGCAACCTTGGTAGTATTCGGATATTGCTTTCTAAACTCAGCAGTCACCTCTACTACCTGCATAGATTTTTCTGAACTTTTCTTAATTAAATAACGCTGCAAAGATACGGGAACAGCAAAATCCTCTTCCGAATCAATCCGCATTTGAGAATTCGTTGTGTATCCTCCTTTAAAAACAGAGGAGCCTGCCATTTTAATACCATCAGTGGTGTGTGTTGTGCAGTTTTTTCCTGTCACATCATATCTATCGATGGTGTGGCCATTTTTCTTTGTCATTGCGCCCATATCAGGAGTGGGGGCAGCAGGTACACCATTAGACCAAAGGCGCTCAAAATATTTTCTGGCAATGGCAGGGTCAGCATCAGTGATCATAAATACTCTGGCTGATTTGCTATAAAGTTCATCACGGTAATATTCTCTGGCATCTTCATACTTGAAGAAATTCAGGATGCCATCGCCAACAGCCCCGCGAGGGTTCCCTACGCGACCAAAACGGCCATAGGTGTAGACGAACGGGCTATTGCTTTCATGAACTGAAACAAAAGCATGTCCGGCACCTTTAATTTCCGTCCAGACAAATACGCCATTTTCTATCGGATTGAACGGTTTCTTACACTCGTTCTCCGATTCAATCCATTTGCCTTCGGCTTTCTTAACCAGTTGCACGAAGCCACCGTTATCCTTTTTCGTGTACTGGATCGGCTCACCTGTGGCCAACTTCTTGTCTTGCCACAGGCCCAATCCCTTACCGTATTGCTTCATCTGAGCCGGAGTCATGTTTCCCTCACACCAAAAACTAAGCGGGCATTGTGCCATGAGCTACAGGCGAGACCAAATTTGAATGAGGTAGGGCGTGCCTGATTATCATGACGGCCAGCACCGCAGACTGATACGGCGCTATTGAGTGATGGGGCAGGGAAGTGATTACTCCTGCTGTTGCGGTTCCCGAAAAATTTGCAGCGGGTTAGCGTCGCTTCGCTAGCACCCTCGCATTTTTCGTCTATTCGGGCAGCTAAAGACGGTTTGGCAGGGAAGGGGGTGATCCAGTCTCTGGGGTAGATGGGCGTGTTCCGCCGCGAGGCTTTTAGAGGTCAAATGGACAGCAGAGGGCGGCTTGTAGGGGCTACCGCCCCTGTTCTTTGTAGCATTGACATCTGTATTTAATATAAACAATGCAGTGACGCAGTTGGATGTTATTTATGTCCGGTCATCGCTTGATTTCATCTTGCTATCAGCCCCCGCAAAGAGGGCGGCGTTATATTTCCGGCGTATAGCGTCACCTTCTGGATCACAGTACACGTCCACAGGCTGGCCCTGATACTTCACTACAGCATGGCAGCCGCTCACCGCATCGACGCTGGCCAGCTCCTCTGGCCAATCCTCTACATCCAAGGGCGCAACCTCGTCCCCCTTGCGCAGGGCAAAGCAATACTCGACCCGATAAGAGCCGAGGTTGTCTTTAATCAGGATATGGCAACTGATGATCAGGCGATGGCCTGCAAACGGCCCTACAGAAAGAACCCCGCCACCAGACGCAGCAGGAGCGCCGCTAGGACGTACCCCAGCAGTGGGCGAAGCACCCACCGCCCCAGAAGTCGCAGCAGCGGCAGGAGAGGGCGCAGGGGCCTTGCTAGGCTTATCAATATATTCCGGCTTGATGAGGCCAAAATAGAGACAGAATCCAATAACACCCAGAAAAAACAGAATTTTAGGATCACGCAGAATCGAGCTACCCGCGATTGTATCCGTGACTTGGCCTGTTGTAGTTGAGTCGTAGAGTTTGAAAACATAGTTGGGCACCTTGTTGAATGGCTTGGCCTGCAGAACATCGGACATAGACGCGCCGCTGTTGTCCGCAAGATGCAAGACCGTTTTGTAACGCTTCCCAAAGCCCAATATCTTCATATTGGTGTGTCTGATCGCCGTCTCTGACGCGGCCCTGATCACGGCGTGAACCTTCTTGATGTTCGGGGTGGTAAAGACGAAATCCCAGTTGTGGTGACGGTGCATATCAAAGGCAACATCTATGGTTTCCGGTCGCCCGTCAGCCTTGGCAACTTCCGGCCCACCCGGATAATCGAGTCGGTCTAGGTCGCTCTGGCGCCATGCAGGCGGGAAGATCCGCTGCACTTCATCGACCAGAAAGAACACCCCCTTCGGTGCCCAGTGGTAGAAGCGGGCCAAGTGGTCGCGGCCCTCTTGGGCTTCCGTGTCGATATAAGTCACCTTGAACTCATCGGGCACAGCCTTACCCAGTACCTCTTTGCAGCGTTCGGCGGTGAACCCGCGAACGTTGGTGATGATGTGGCGGCCTGCCTTGATGGCGGGGATCACATCGGTGTGAATGGCGCCGGATGATTTGTAAGAGCCTGGCGCCCCGTGGTGGATCTTGATCGACATTTACCACCCCATGATGTTCAGCAGGAAGCGGGTAACAAAGGCTTGCGTCAGGATGGCCAGCCCCTTATCCAGATGGATATAGAGCAGCATCCCGCGAAACTGTGCGGGGAGGGCGTTGAAGGATTGCGAAACCATCTCGCTAAAATGAACGTTCACCAATATTTGCTTGGCCACATCCCACGAGAAGGAGAGCATAAACAATTTAAACTCTACCCATTGCACCGCCATTCTGATTGCCAGCCATGCCCCGAACTGGACAGCCAGCTGATAAATATCGTTGAAGAACGCCCCAAAGAAGTCGCTTAGCCACTCCATGACTCACCTCTTAAATATGATTGTGAACGCGATAAAGTAGAAAATGAACATCATCAGTGCCGCGATAATGTCCCAATATTCTTTTGATGATGGGCAGACCTTAAAATCCCTGCCGCCATAACTGAAAAAGTCGAAACACTCCATATACCCAGCAGAGCCGGACAAGTTGAAGTTAAAGAGCTCTTTCACCTCTTTGCCTATATCGGCATATTTGTCGGTAAGGGACTTGTTGAGTTTATCCAGCTCTTTTTGCTGGCTCTGTGCATCGAAAAAGCAGCCATCACCCTCACAGTGCCCCTTGTAGGTCGCTTGCTTGACGGCCAAGGGGTTAGCCGCAGATCCGGGCATTTTCCCATAATCGATGTCGCTGCCACCGTCACCGCCGCCGCCGCCAGTACCAATTCCGCCTTTCTGGATAGCTTCGGCAATCGTGCGTAAATTGCGGTTCATCTCGATGCTGTTATTTCTTAAATCCGGTGCCGTATTCCAGTAGAAGTTATTGAAGTTACTGTTTAGTGTGTGGATCTTCTCTTTAATCGATCCGATGTCATACGAATAGCCATTCAAGAGGCCATACATATTGGCGCCCATATTGTTCTGGGCAAAGTCAGGGCCAAACATATCCTGATGAAACTGCTTCAATTCGCCATGAATATTGGAGTTATCCCCAGCAGACGAACCACCAGAGCCGGAGCCCGAACCGGAGCCACCCGCTTTCATGGCGATTTGTTGAAGATAGTTTTCCGAGCGAGAGGAGAACAATTCAATCCCCTCCAGCTTGGAATTGGCAAAGCGCTGGAAATCAGCCATCTCCTGTAATAAATCCTTGGCGCGTTCCGTGGCATTAACGATGCGTGATGTATCGCCGCTGATCTCGTTTACCCGCTTATTTAACATGTCGTTATTTTGGGTAAGCGCACCAATATTCTTACCAAGGTTTTTATTGAGCTTGGCAATAGATGCGGATACAGAAGTCCCTGTTGCATCACCAATCACCGGTTCAAAGAAATCCCAATCCTTGGGCAAACCACCATTTTCCGAATTATTGCCCTCATCCGGTGTATTGCCGCTGCCGTCGGAGTCGCCGTTACCACTGCCATTTTCAGTCCAATTACAGGCCGTTCCGGTCGTCTCTACTGGCCCCTTGGTATTGGCTAAAGGCAATTCCACACACACGCCCTTGCAATCAACCAAACAACCACCCAGTTGTGATGAATCGAATTTAAGGCAGACAGGCAACCGAGTGGCAATCGTCACGTTTCCCAACTGGACACCGACAGGGCAGCCCGCAATTGCAAATGCCGCCGATGGAAATAACAGTAAAAGCCAACCTAAGCGCACATGGCCCCCAATATAAAAAAGGCGACCGGAGCCGCCTTAAATAGAGAAGGATGTTCGCCATCCCTCGACAAAGAACAAAAACCAGAGTGTCCCGATAAGCAGGGACATGGTTTAGGCTTTACGGATCAGGGAGATCACGATACCAGTAGCGGTCACCAGTGCGACAACCAGCAGCACCTTCGGAGAGGTGGCGGTTACGTCAGCCTGGGCGGCATCCATCGCTTTACCTGCCGCATCAGCAAGACCAGTTCCCTCGGCCATTGCCGCATTGGCAGACAGACCACACACAGCCGCAATGCACGCATTACGGAACAAGCCTGATACTTTTTTCATTATTTTATCCTCGTTTTGCACCAACAATTACACGGGCAATTGCGCCCAGTTTTACGCCTAAGACCCAGATAGCAAGGCCAGAGCCAAAGGCTATTCCCACAGTGGATATATCGAACTGAAACCAGTTTGATATATCCGTGAGTCTTGAATGCTCCTGAGCAGTCAGGAGCACGTAGTGACAGGCATCCCCCTCGGATAAACGGGCATATCCTTCGGCGGTGATATCAAGACAAAGCATGGTCGCGCCCTCGTCGTCGCTCGCTGCGCGCTCTCGCTCCTCCTCCTCGCGGCGCGGTGGTTAAACCGGTTTTTTGCTGGCTTGGTAGCCGACAACAACGTTGCGGGTCGGGTTCTGCGGGTCGGCTTCCAGCACCAGATCAATCGCCACCAGTTTCGGGCAATCGGCCATCTCCTTGATGGTGGCGGCATCGTTGCGAAGGGCCAGTTGGCGGACTTCATAACCCCAAGAAGTGATATTGCACTCGGGTTTGTTGACGTTATTTGCCGGAGCCAGATATTCCACCTGAGCGAAATCATAAGGCACCGGAGAGCCGGATTTACGGGATACACCAAAGCCGTGAGTAACGCGAGTTACCAAAATACCAGTGAGCAGGGACATATTATTTACCTCGTTGAAGAACCATTATCAGGTCGAAATTAGATTGTGTTCTCCCGATATAATCTCGGGAGGTAACGGCATTCTTAACCGCGCGGGAATATCATCTTCTCCCAGATGCGCTGTTAATTGGTTAACAATCACCGCAGGGGACAGCCCCTCGATATTTGCTAACCAATTAACAAGGCGGCCTGCCATCCGAGACATATTAAAAACAGCGTTGTCCCGACTGGTCTTGAATTTGTTTTTAAAGGTGGTCACACGAACCGGAGTAATATCGGCCTGTTTGACTTCATCCAGCCATTTTGAAAATTGCGGATACATCCCCGCAAAATACGGGTCGGGATTGATCAGCACATCGAGCGGGATAATCCGGTCTTTATTATGCAACTCGCCTTCGGCGCGAACCCAGTTTGGGTATTCTGCCGACTGCATCTGTTTTCCTTTCTCATATATCCGAGCGCACTTACCGTTGATCCGGCTGCCCACATAGAAAGAGCAACCCTTGGTCGGCGCCATGCCGTACCGCTTGGCGATACCCTTGGAGACTTCGGCAATCACAAACTCGCCCGATTCGATTTTCATCCATGACGGAGCGCGGCCCCGTTCTGGATGAAACTCGCCAGCCTCGGCGCCGGCAATCGCTCCCTGATAGGAGATCACCTCGCCGCTGTAGTCATCGAGCGCCAAATCCACCCGAGTGATACGGACGGCTGGAATGTGAGAGATAACGTTGTGCAAAGCTTGGAAATCGAGGGCTGCACAACCCACGCCGGAAAAACTGACCATGCAACCATGGTTGGCAGCACCCCAGCCAATCAGGCCGCAGGGCAGACCATCACAGAGCAGGTCGGCCGAGTTGGCGTAACCGTGCAAACCGGAACGGCGAGGGCGCATAGAGAAACGCGGGGCAGGGATGGGCACCCCGATCTTGTTATTGAGTTCTTCCAGCCACAACTCGATCTCGGCGCAGCACAGGGCATCGAGAAACTGCACCCCGTAGCTGTCGATCAAGTCGTTGTAGGCTTCCCAATACTTGGCACCCTCGACCACCTCAAACTGGGAGAACTCCAGCAGGGTAGAGCAGACGGCTTTCAGCTCCTTGCGCATGTCTGCGCGGGACTTATAGCCGGAGTGGAGCGCCTGCTCCATCATTTCGGTCATAGAGGGAGTGCATACAGGGGAGGGCGCCTTGACCAAGGGCAAGGGCGCGGCCTTGTCACAGAGGCGCTCTGTCACCTTGTCGAAGCGGGCGAGGGGATTGAACCCGCTGGGACGCTTCCACAGATAGCGCAGGCCCTCGACAGCAGGCGCCGCGAACGCAGCCTGGATGGCTTTGTTCTGGGTGTCAAAGCGCGGAATGGCTTTGAGCAGTGCGCCTTGCTTGGCAAGCTCGGTCATCCGGCGCAGTTCGTCCGGTGCCCAGGTGAAGGACAGATAATCGATCAGGGTTTTGTTGCCGATAACGCTATTTATCGGCATTACAGAGTTATGACCAGTCATCGAAAAAGACTCCCTGATCATAGAACCCTTGCCATGTGTCCTCAGTGACCTCGACCAGTTCAAAGACGGTATCGGGGTACGTCATGGACAGATAGACCCGCAGCTCGTGCAGGTCGCGGAACATCTCGACCTGACCCGCGATGCAGGCGGAGTAATCGCCAGTCGGCTCAGCCTGCCAATAGACCTTGCGCTCAATGAGAGCAGGCAGATCAAGGTTTTGTGGGCTAAAGTGGGTCATAGGTAGATAAGATTTATTATGAACTGACTGGATTGAATCAGATCTAAATCTAACTAACAACGGGTGACTTTTAGCCCAAATAAGTGTGTGATATGCCCACTGAAGCAAGCGAGGAAACAGCAAAATGGACTCAAAAGCCCTGATTCAGGCGTACATGAGAACCAAAAAGCTCACCCAATATCAGCAAGTCGCCGCTGAGCTTGGTTTTACCAAATCGCACATCTCCAGTTTGACCACTGGTAAGGTGCAACTCACTGATGCAACAGCAAAAAAGATTGCCGAGGAAATCGGCTTGGACGTGCAAGAAGTGCTGCTAAATCTGGCCGCTGTCAGGGAGACAGATCCAGAGCTAAAACGCGCTTGGTATGACATTTTAGCGAAGTACACAAAAGGTACAGGCACGGCTGTAGCCCTTGCGGTTGCTATGTTCCTGACCCCTAGCCACGGGACTGACATGACTGCGCATAATACATATTATGTTAAATGCGATATCTTGTTTTCTGTTCCCACTAAGTGAACTGTGTATAATGGCAACAATTGATCCTCTCTCCGACCGGATGTCTTAA